CGGGCACCGGAGACGTTCCAAGCCGTTGGTGTGTTCACTGGCTCGCGTAGTAAGGGTTTGGTGATCCTTGACGTGGATGCCAACCTCGGTGCTGTTCTCCAGAAGTGGGGCAAGACCTTGGAAGCCGCTCCAAGGATCAATTCGCCTAAGAAGGCAGCGGCGAAGTTCCTGTTCACTGTTCCCCAAGAGCTTTGGGCTGAAGTTCGTGGCTTGAGCCTTGCAGCTAGTGGTGAAGGCTGGGAAGTTCTGTGGGGCCGTCAGGGGCTCGTAGGAGGCGCTTACAAGTCTGGGGGTACATACACCCTTGAAGGGGACTTGAACGCCATTCCAGAGGCTCCTGCGTGGCTCTTAGAGCGTATGAAGGAGTCCTATAAGGAGTCCAAGATCAAGTCCTCGTCCAAAGTCCTTAAGGATGGCCGCTGGGCCATGCGCTCCAAGGAAGAGCGCATTGTTATCGCTCAATCCTGTCTGTCTGTCATCCAGCCCCAGGGTCGTGGCTCAGAAGACCTGTGGTGGCGGATTGGTGCGATGCTCCACTCCGAACTGCCTGATGACGAGGGCCTCAACCTGTGGCGTGAATGGTCGCTCCAGGATGACGAGTACGTCGATGACTGGAAGGACGGTAAGGATCCTTGCCTTGCTCGCTGGGAGGCTGGCTTCAAGGCTGGTGGCGGCCTTGGTATGGGCAGCCTGATCAAGCTCGCGGATCACTACGACCCAGAGAGGGCGCGATTTCAGAGGGACGGTTGTGCATCGGTTATCGAAGAGGTCGAGGCGAAGCCGGTCATCTATGCCCGTGCGCAGCTTTCTTTCAATGAAGTCATCGACAAGGCAAGGTCATACCTGGAGCTGGACAACCCAGCGGAAATGAACTTCAACCTGAATAACCTTGCGCTCCAAGCGGGTTACAGGGATCAGGTTGCCCTTGAAAAGCTAATTGTTGATCAGATTCAGTTCGAGGGTGCCAAGGGCTTGATGGATGTTGAGGCGCTCCAGTCCATGAATGAGAAGCGGGACTACTTGATTCCTGATGTGCTGCCGCATCCTTCGGTGGTGCTGATCTACGGCGCTGGCGGTGACGGTAAGTCCATGTCGGCTTGGACTCTTGCGAAACATGTTGCGACTGGTTCGCCTTTTGTGGTGCGCGGCAAGCTGGTGCCGGTCCAGCAGGGGCCTGTGCTGCTGCTGAATGGTGATCAGCCGCTGATTCAGCTCAAGGAGCAGCTGGAAGAGGTCGATTATCCGCTGGACTCCAACACCAAGGTGCTGACCGACTGGCAGCTCCAGCGCTATGCCCAGTTCATCAAGATGATGGAGAAGGTCCAGCCCAAGCTGGTCGTTATTGACTCGCTGATCGGTTGCAGCGGTGGTCGGGCCTTTGATGAGAACAAGTCGGACTTCGCTACGCCGCTCTACTGGCTCACCAGGAACAACGGTGTGCTGTTCCCGGCCACCACGATCCTCATCATTCACCACGCAAACAAGCAGGGCGGCTTCAGGGGCACCTCAGCCATCCGTGACGCTGTTGATGAGACGTGGGCGCTTAAGAAGCCCTCTAAGGAGCAGGTCGAAAGCGGGAACGCTCCACAGCACAGCCGGATCATCACCATCGAAAAGTCCAGGGCTGGTCGGTCTGGCACTTCGCTGATCATGCGCATGGAAGACGACCTCAGCTTCTCTGTGGCTGACTTCACTCCTGAGGTCGATCCAGGGAACACTTCCCCCAGCGGTATTACCGACAGGGTGCTTCAGCGGCTTCGTACGGGCTACCCACGTACGTTTTCACGTACGGAACTCAACTCTGATCCTGTTGTTGGCGGGAAGGTTGACGCCATCCGTAAATCGCTCCAGCGCTTGGTAAAGCGTGGGTTGGTTGAGGTTGTTGGATCCGCACCAGCTCCTGATGGAAAAAATAATTTGCATCTGTACCAAGCAGTCCTCGCGCGTGGAGAGATACCTAGTAAGTGTCCCAATCAAGCAAAGCCTAGTGCTGGTGCGGATAGTGGGCTAGGACAGGACGTGGGACACAGGACTTTTCAGGGGGATGTGTCCCGCCCGAAAGAGGTGAATGGGACACCCCCAGAATCTGAAGGTACGTGTCCCGCCTCAGATGCCTGTATTGGAGTGGATAGTGCCCAAATGGGACAGTCTGAGCAATATCCCCGCGCGAGGGATGAAGGCCGCACCAAGGAAGAGTCCGATGCCCTGAGGGACCAAGCTTGGAGTCAGTGGGATGCTTAATCTGTGCTAGCGTAGTGGGGCCGAAAGGCCCTACTTCACTACTACAGAAATGGAAAACCCGATTCCTGAAAACGTCCTTGCCGGATCAGAAAAAATCTTATTGCGGGACTTGTTGGACTCACCCACGTTTAGGCCGTGGATCGTCAGCGCCCTTTGCAATGGCGTCAATACTGCTTATGACTTAGGGCTGTCGCTCGACAATGAAGACGACCAGTTCTTACAGTTCAAGCTCAAGCAGATGACACGCGCCATTCCCTACGAAGCCCGGAGGGAGTTCTTCGCTGAAACGTCTCGCTTGATTCAGCAAAGGAAGGAGGCTAGAAATTAGTGCCCTCGGTGGATAACCACCCCTTACGGAGCATTGTGTCCACCATCTCTTGTTGGGCAAGATAGAGGCGGAGGAACTTGCAAGCTATGTCTTGCAGTTCCTTCACATCGCTACAGGACTGGATTTGTCTCTTGAACTTTTCGTAGGCAAATTCACGCTTGGCTTCCATTGGACCGTTTACCGACTACTACTCTATGCTAAAGCGTGTTATCTGCCTCCAGACTGGGTATGGGTCGGATGGATCTATGTCCGGGCGAACCACGGTCACTTACTACGAGCTGCAGCGGGAGCAGCCTTACCTGGCGATTGTCAGGTACACCGCTTATGGCCTGGACGATATGCCAATGGGTGTCTGTGAAGACATTTATGCCGACACAGCCGATGAGTTCTGCCGCCTAGAGGAGGATGTCAACAAGGCCCTGAAGTCTGGGATCGATGCCAGCATCATGAGCTTCTACGATCATGAAATCTTTCCGGTGATCTCGACCTACCTAAATTAGTGTGCTACCTTACAGGGGTAGTTCGGAGGCCAAACATGCCCCAAGCACAACTCATCTGTTTCAGCTACGAACGCGGATCTGATCTTGTCCGCATTCAGGCCATCGTGGATGATGCCATTCAGGTGGCTCCTGCCACTCGTTACGATCCACCAGAGTACGGCTCCGCTGCTTGCGAGACCTGTGTGCTCTGGGACGACCCCATCACACACGAAAACGCACCAACGCACGACGACATCGTCAAGATGTTGCCGTGGATCGACGACTGGACCGCTATCCCACCGATTTCTTTTGATGACTGACCCCATCAACAACCCTGACCACTACAACAGTGGCGACATCGAATGCATCGAAGCAATCAAAGCTGCGATGAACATGGATGAGTATTTAGGTTACCTGCGCGGTAACTGCATTAAGTACATCTGGCGCTACCGGCAGAAAAACGGCTTAGAGGATCTCCGCAAGGCTGAGTGGTATCTACGCCGTCTCTGCCAAGAGTTTGAATTTGACCCTTTCAACGACCCACTCGCATAGACCATGTCTACACATCCCTTCGATTCCAGCCCTTTCGCTGGAGTAAAGCTCAAGAACGTCCCTCAGCACTTACAGGCTGAGGCGTCCCACTACAACATGCAGGCTGCTGCAAGGTGGGAAAACTACGGCAAAGTTGCCAATGCTGTTGACGCTGCCATGGCTGATCAAAACCGCATCTGCAAAGCCTTTGATAAAGAAGGCTGGGACGGTGACGAAGATGGTTGGGTCTCGCCAAATGGCATCCTTGACTATGACTGGGCCAATGAATACGGCCTCCCGCTTCCTGGTGATCTGGACTGGGAAAGTTACAAAGCGCAAAAGCGCACTGAGCACGGCTGGAAGCTGGACGACAGCGGCTGGTACGCTCCATGTGGCAAGCACGAAACTGAGTTTTCCGGCTTAGCTCCTGAGTACATCCTTTGACCTTCTGACCACCCATG